ATCATCAGTGCCGCTCAATGTGGCAGTTACTGAAAAAGGTCCGCCATTTTATGGAAACCGCCAGCCCATTCCCCGGAGGAAAACATGGTCAGGCAAAAGTGTAGCGGTATTAGGCGCAGCTATTTAGTGAGAAAGGAAGCCAGCTGCTTAAGCTCACCTCACGTTCTGGGCGCCGATTGCTACAGGTACAGAATTACGCAGGGATACTCTATACCCCCTATGGCCTGCAACTGGAGATCCTGCCCAAGATAGGCAAAAACCTTACGTTAGAGCAAGCGCGCGAAACGCTACTGATTATGCTAAGTCATCTGTCTGGATTTAGGCATATTCAAACCCAGCAGGCTTCAGTTCATGCGCAACGAATGCCTTTACTGGAGATCTTTATCAACCAGTTTTTGCATAGCGTTAGCCAGCTATTTAAGCAGGGACTGCGGTCAGATTACGTGAAAGAACAGGCTAACTTACCCTTTATGAAGGGCAAGTTGATGCTGTCAGCGCAGTTACGCCATAACGTAGTGAACCGTCATCAATTCTATCTTGATTACGATGATTATTTACCTGATTGTGCGGCCAATAGGCTATTACATTCTGCACTTTATCAGTTGGGTAACCTGAGCCTGTCCTCTGATAATCAACGTTGGTTACAGGAATTACGCTTTGCTTTTGATGGTATCCCGTCGAGTAGAGATATAAAAGGTGACATATCGAGTTTGCGTTTGGAACGCGGTATGGCTCATTACCATGAGCCTTTGGCGTGGGCGCAGTTGATATTGCAGGGTATGAGCCCCAGCGCTCTACAGGGCGATGCTAAAGCGTTGTCACTCTTGTTCCCGATGGAGGCGGTATTTGAGTCCTTTGTCGCGTCAACGCTTGCTGACGAATTATCGGATGGTTTCAAGGTGAAGCCGCAGGCTACAAGCTATTCGTTGGTTAAACATGGTGAGAGGGACTGTTTCAAGCTGCGCCCAGATTTGTTGATTCAATCACGTCATCCGGTCAGTACCAAAATGGTGCTAGATACCAAATGGAAGCTGATTAATAACAACTCGCAGGAAAAACCTCTCTATGGCATTGCTCAATCCGATCTCTACCAAATGTTTGCCTATGGCCAAAAGTATCTTGGTGGCTCAGGAGATATGTATTTAATTTATCCTGCGCACGATGACTTCAATCACCCAATACGCCAGCATTTCGCATTTTCAGACACACTCAGGTTATGGGTTGTTCCGTATCAGATCTCTGCAAAGCGTGGGCAGAGAATGATGTGGGGAAAAGATAATCCCTTTATCTAGGATTATCTTTTAAAAGGCTACAGGGAGTGTTTCGGCCTTAGAGGCACTGTAATAATGCTCGCTATTTATATGCAGCCTCTTTCAACTCCAACTTCACCATCAGCTGCTTATTCACCTCTTTACCATCCACCCCGCTATGAATCCGTCGATGGCAAGTCGGGCAGATGGCGCCCACCCACTGCGGGTGATCGGGGCCTTCGTCAGCTAGGCGCTTGGTGTGGTGAGGTTCGAGGTAGGGCTCGCCGTTCCTTTTCTTGAACGGTGCCGGCTGGTCACAGGCTTCACAGATGCCATTGGCGCGCTTCAGCACGTATTTTTTTACGTCTTCGCTGCGTTTGAACCAGGATTTTTTGCTGTCGTTTTGTTGGCGCTGGCCTGATTGCTTTGAGGACTGCAGTGTCTTCTTGCGTAACTGTTCGAGCGTCTCTGTCTGCGTATCGGCTTCATCGGTTTCTGGTTCTTCTTCAACCGCGTGCAGTGATGAGACTTTGAACAGGTTAAAGGTAATGCCTTGGCGCATGTTATTTTCGAAATCTAAGCACTGAATGTGATCCCAAGAATCGCACTCGAACATGCCAAGATAGCGGACGCCTTTTTCTTTCTTGTTTGATGCGCCGCGCGATAAATGCGCCCATTTCCGTGAGATAAATGGTACCGCTGCGGCGTTTCAATATTTGCAAAAGAATTACAATCCTACCGCGTCATCCTTCCTCTGACCATCTACCGGAAAATACCGGTAGAGTGTCGATAACCCCACCCCGTAGATAATAGCCAGCTGCTGGCGGGTATGCCCCTTAGTCAATAGCCGACCAATCTGTTCCCGCTCATGCAGCTTTAATGCGTTGGGCCTTCCACCTATGCGTCCCTGTGCTCTGGCTGCTGCCAACCCGGCAAGTGTTCGTTCGACGATCAGCTCACGTTCCATCTCCGCCAGTGCCGACATCACATGGAAAAAGAAACGCCCCATGGCAGTGCTGGTATCAATACTGTCTGTTAAAGAGCGAAAGTGGGCACCGCGTTCATGCAACTCTGATATCAGTGCGATCAGGTTCTTAACGCTGCGCCCCAGCCTGTCCAGTTTCCACACGACCAGGGTGTCTCCGCTATTAACGCACTTTAAAGCGCGTTTCAGACCGGGGCGGCTGGCAATTTTTCCGCTCATACGGTCTTCAAAAATGCGGTCACAGTTTGCGCTTGTGAGTGCATTACGCTGTAAATCGCTGTTCTGGTCGATTGTTGATACACGGATATAACCAATGACGGCCATCAATTCTCCTCCTCTATGTCGCAGTGGGAGGATTTTTACAGATTTCGCTATGTGTAACTGCTTTTCCAAAAACCTTGGTTTGGGAGAAGCGGCTAAAAGGAATGTAGGGACAGGGGCGAATCAGATACCTGATATGGGTAGCTTCACGCTTTCTGTTTCAGGTACTGGATATCAAAAATTACCATCAGGTTTTATTCTTCAGTGGGGCTCAATCGGCGCACCAGGCATTGCACAGGATGTAGTAACCCATTTCCCGATTGCATTTCCAAACAGATGTCTGCGTGTTTTGGTCTCACAAGACTACACACCAGATAGCGGGGCTGTTGGTTATATTGCCTGTGCAGGTTTTAGTCCCGACCCGGTTAAATTTATATCCAGAGCCAGTACTCCTGGCCTCGGCGCTTCATTTTTAGCGTTAGGCTGTTAATTTAGCTATATGGAGTGAAAAATGAATTACATATATTCCGCGACTACAAACTCTTTCTATCCGCTGGAGATGAAAGAGGATTACACTCAAGCTGACTCATGGCCAGATGATGCTGTTGAAGTCGATGAGCAAGTGTATATTGAGTTTTCCGGATTACCGCCGAAAGGAAAAATCCGTATCGCTGGAGAAAATGGTTTTCCTGCATGGTCTGAAATTCCACCACCAACACATGAGGAACAAATTGCTGCAGCCGAACTGGAAAAGCAGCAATTGATTAATCAGGCCAACGATTATATGAACAGTAAACAATGGCCTGGTAAAGCGGCTATTGGTCGTCTGAAAGGTGAGGAACTGGCGCAATATAATTTGTGGCTGGATTATCTGGACGCACTGGAACTGGTTGATACCTCCAGTGCTCCAGATATTGAATGGCCTACGCCTCCGGCAGTTCAGGCCAGATGACATCCGGCGCGGTGCTGGTATCTGTTACCGTCACCGCGTCAATGTAATCCAGCACAGCGTTAAGTCTGGTTGTTTCTGCCTGCGTCAGTTTACGTCCGGCCTGTAATTTCAGCTGAATCAGACTAATGGAAGCCATTGCTGCATCAATCAGTGACTGGCGCTGTGCTTCTGCCGCTTCTACTGCGGCGCTATGCTGTGCCTCGGTATCCGTCACCCATTTCTCACCATCCCATTTATCGTATGGCGTTAACGGTGAAAGCGTGACATAACCGTCTTTGATGGCACCGATATAATCCACTGTAACAGCAGCACCATTTTCGATTGAGTAAATAGTCTCATTGCGATGGTCTTCTTCATTGCTCCATCCCTTACCTGTAAATACTGCCACTCTTCCCGGAATGTTTTCGCCAGGGTCAATATCAGTGGAACTGGCGGGCATACTTACGCCAGTATTAATATATTCATCAGACCAGCCAGTATATTCATTCGTTACTGCATCATAATAAAAACAACGCATATCGCCCGGCACTGTAGCCAGCCCATTTTCATCAAAAACAGGTTTCATTATTTAGCCCTCACCAGAAAGTTAAATGCAATATTTCGCGGTCTGACTGCAACAAAATTCACACCATCACCCACAGAGTTACTGGTGAAATTAAATCGTGAAAATCCTGGCTGATTTCCGGCGATGCCATCATGAAAGTTAATTGCGTGTCCCGCACCTTCGCCTATATTCCCGGCAAACTGAGAAAAGTTTGTAGCGTTCTGCCAGCTTAATAATTCGCGACCACCGTCTACACCTCGCCCGTCATCCCAGACACGAATGAAATCACCGCGTGCGTCAGGTAATGCCAGCGCCGGAAACACTTTCGCCAGCACAGGGTAATCAGTGGCAGAAAATTTCGCCCCGTTGAACTTCAAAAACACCATACTGGACCAGCTGTCGATTACAGTATTTGGCATTGCAGCGGACGGCCAGAAGAACGGAACGCCAATAGCTGGAGCACCTTCTCCCAAACCAAGGTTTTTGACAAACAGCGCCGGGTCAGGAATATCTGCGCCGTTCTGGTCTTTGGCCAGCTTCTCCGCCAGCTTGTTCAGTACCGTGGTCGCAAAATTCGGATCGTTGCCGAGGGCATCAGCCAGCTCTTTGAGCGTATCCAGCGTCTCAGGGGCGCTGCCTGCAAGCGCCGCAAGTGCTTTGGCCACAAACTCCGTCGTCGCCAGCTTCTTGCTGTTATCGCTATTTGCAGGCGTAGGCGCTGTTGGCGTGCCGGTGAATGTCGGGCTGGCTTTCGGTGCGTACTGGGTATGCGGGTCTGCTGCCGCGATGTGTTTCGCAAGGTCAGAACCGCCTTTTTCAACCTGTTGCTTCAGGTACAGCGTGCGGCTGGCCAGTTGTTTACCCTGGCGGTTAGAAATTCCGTCAGGCCCGCCCAGAACAGGGTCAGAGACCTCAATCTGGTAGATGCCTTCTTCCCACTGCGGGGTTTCGGGTAGGTTTGCCATAATTAACTGCTCCCGTGGTTATAGCTGCCGTCATAGTTGACGGTGTTGTTGTAGCGAATGGCGACAGACTGATACTCCAGGCTTGCCAGATGGCAGCGGGCCGGAGCAAAAGCAGCGAGCGTCTGGCGTAACAGCGCCGCCTGATCGTTAGTGATGGGCTGTTGAAGGATGACGCGATAAACCGCCCAGGCTTCCGCATCGCCATGGACGAAAAGCCCGTTGTAAGTGTGTTTGCCGTCGTAGCCAATCTGGCCAGTGCCTTCAATCAGATCCACTTCGCCGAAGCCGAAACGGCGGATAATTTCCCGGATTGACCACGGCGTCCCTTTGTAGCGGTGCAGCTCGATAGCGGATTTGATAAGCATGCGGCGAACATCGTCCGATTCCGCCAGCTCCCAGCCATCGCCGAACAGTGAGAACTGCTCGCCCAGCCATGGCAGCGCGGAACTGTCGACGATATCGACGAGATAGACCATCAGTACGCTCAGGTCGATGTTATCCAGCCGCCCGGCGAGTCTTCCCAGCGTTCTGAGACTGATATCCCCCTCAAGCGGTGGCGGGAGTTGTAGTGGCTCAGCCATCGGACACCCCGGTCATGTTAAGAGTGATCGCCGTACAGTTTGCCCATTCGCTTTCAGCAACGACCCTCAGCGCGGGTGTCACCAGTTCGACCTGGTAGACTCCGGCAACGGACAGAACGCTGATAATCTGACTGGGGACAATATCGCGGCCCAGTGCTGCGGTTCGGGACGCCACCCAGTTCTGTATGGCGCTGTTGGCGCTGTCCTTTATAGAGTTAGCATCCTGGTCACGATAGATAGTGATGTTGGCTTCAATGGCGTAATCCACCTGCACAGGTGTTTTAGCCCGCACGGTATCAGTGAGCGGCCTGACTTTTTCGTCCGAGCAGAAACTCTCTACCAGCGTGAGGATGCTGTCGTCCGGCAGGCCAGTGCTGAGCAGCGGATACAGTTCTACGGTGCCGGGAACCGGGGAAAGCACCGCAACATCGACGATGTTGGGATGGGCCTGCATGGCATGAAAGCGGTATGCCATACGGCTTCCGGCGTTGGTGAATGACTCCGGGGCCAGTTTGATACGCTCGCGGAGCCTGTCATTGTCTTCCTGCTCTGAACCGCCAGAACTTGCCATCAGATTGGTCACCTGCAGGTCGACATTATCAATCTCATCGAGCAACTGACTGACCTGCGCAGGTTGCCAGCCGTTGCCAGCTGCACCCGGCTCGGTACAGGTGGCCGTGGCATTGACCAGCAGCAATCCGGCTTTCAGCACCACGTCCGTATCGGTGGCAAAAATAATGCTGTCGGAAGCGCTGACGCGGGTGCCTGCCGGAATCAGCACATCAATGGCCAGCGCCTCATCCACGGAGAACTGGAGCGTGGTCGTGGCAGGCTGCGCGGCAAGACGGTATACACCGACCAGTTCACCGAGGTAATCAATCATCGGCTCACGGGCAAAGGCGACCAGATTCTGTTTGGCTGCTTCCTGCGCCGCTACCCTGACCAGCATTTCGCGGTATGCCCACAGGTCAATCAACAGGCGCTCAGCTTGAGCGGGGTACAGCGTTTTGCCGGTTGCGGCTTCGTATTGTGCAATCATTTCAGCCGTGATTTTATCGGCATCGCGTTCAATAAAGTCGGGTTCTGTCAGCGCCATAGCAACTCCTGAGTCCGGGTCTGTCCGTCAGAGCCTTTCCAACTCACCCGGAGCGTAAGATGTTCGCCGTCGACGGCGGGTTTTACCGACATCAGTTGGCAGCGAGGCTCCCAGCGGCGGATGGCATCGACGGATTCGCGCACCACATGCGGGATAGCCCGGTCGATGGGCCAGTCGATATAAAGATGCAGATTGCTGCCGAACTCCGGGCGATGCGGGTCGCTGCCGCGAGGAGTACGCAGGATGATTTGAATGGCCTGCCAGATATCATCCAACCCCCGGACGATTTCGCCAGGGGCCTGCAGAGCGGCGTTGTTGCTCAAATCAGGGAACTATCCCGCAGTTTGGTGATCTGATCTCTTAGGTTCACCACCGGGAGCGCCAGATGGGCAAGTCCAAGCACAAGATCAGCAACTGGAAACAGTACAACCAAGC